GATGACTGCCCTCGCGTTGGGTCTGCATGAGAAGTTAGTCCGTGCTGGTGTTGATCTGACGGTTACTACCAGCGAGTTGACGAAACAATGAGGAAGCGGTTCCCAGAGAACTTTGAGGAAGCGTCTACTCAAACGAAGGACGTGGAAAAACCCACGCCTCGCAAAGCAGCAAATGTAGTTGCTCCAGCAACGCGGTCTACCGCGCCAAAACAAGTTAGGCTTTCCGCATCGCAAGTTGCGATAGCAAAGAGACTTGGTCTCACCAACGAAGCGTATGCGAAAGAAATGATTAAATTGGAGAACTATAATGGCTGAAAATCGTCTGGCTCGTGAGTTAGAAACTCGTGAAACTACGCAACGCCCTACCAGTTGGGCACCTGCTCAATTACTGCCTAGTCCTACCCCCCAACCGGGATGGGCGTTTAGGTGGGTACGGACGTCAATCATGGGGGTATTTGACCCAACGAATACGTCTGCAAAATTTCGTGAAGGCTGGGTTCCATGTAAGGCTGAAGATCATCCGGAGATACAGACTCAGCCCGACCAGAACACTCGGTTTAAAGGCAACATTGAGATTGGCGGTTTGCTGCTGTGCAAGATTCCACAGGAGTTTATGGATCAACGCGCAGCCCACTACAGAAAAGCAAACGACAATCAAATTGAAGCCGTCGATCATAGCTTTATGAAGACTAGTAACCCAAAGATGCCTCTGTTTTCAGAGCGTAACTCTACAACTACCTTTGGGCGTGGGTCTAAATAACTTAACTTTTTAGGAGTTTTACATGGCTTATCCTACTGTTTCAGCCGCTTACGGGTTCAAACCCGTAAACCTGCTAGGGGGGCAAGTTTTCGCTGGCTCTACCCGGCAGATGGCTATTGCATCTGGGCATGCAACCAATATCTTCTTTGGAGATATCGTAATCATGTCCGCCAATGGCTGCATTAACAACGACACCGTTACCAATACCGGTACGGCGATTGTTGGTGTTTTCATGGGTTGCAGCTACATCAATTCGTCTGGTCAGCGTGTGTTCGGGCAATACTACCCGGCTACGATTTCCAACGCGGTTGATGGCCCCAACGGTACTGTGGCATTTGTTGCAGACGATCCTGATCTGGTAATGAAAGTTGCCATTCAGTCTGCCGCTGACGCTGCTCCCTCGGCTAGTCAGGCAAACCGTGCCGCGCTGGTTGGTGGAAACGTTGACATCATCTACCAAACCAATAAAGGCAGTACGGCTACTGGTGATGGTACGCAAGGTGTTGCAAACGCTGGTGTAGCCTCCGCTACGCTTCCTATTAAGATCATCGACGTTGTTCCCGATACTGCACCGGTTACCGGTTCGTTCGTGGAAGTTTTGGTTACGTTTAACCAATTCGCCCACCTGTATCGCAATACAACTGCGCTGGCGTAAGGAGATAAATAATGGCTATTTCACGCGCACAACTACTTAAAGAACTTCTTCCCGGCTTGAATGCTCTGTTTGGTTTGGAGTATGCGAAGTACGGCGAAGAGCACAAAGAGATTTTCGAGACTGAAACCTCTGAGCGTTCTTTTGAAGAAGAAACGAAACTGTCGGGCTTTTCTGCCGCCCCTGTGAAAAACGAAGGAAGCGCGATTTCCTACGACAACGCACAAGAGGCATTTACCGCCAGATACCAACACGAAACTATTGCTCTTGGTTTCTCGGTGACAGAAGAGGCTGTTGAAGACAACCTGTATGACTCTCTGTCCGCCCGTTACACCAAGGCTCTGGCTCGTGCTATGGCGTACACCAAGCAAGTTAAGGCTGCTACTATCCTTAACGGTGCGTTTGCTGGTGGCCCGACTTACGGTGACGGTGTTGTCCTGTGTTCTGCTTCGCATCCGCTGGTTTCTGGCGGCACGAACAGCAATACGGGCGGCGCTGCTGACCTGAATGAAACCTCGCTTGAGGCTGCTGTCATTCAGATCGCTGGTTGGACGGATGAGCGTGGTCTGCTCATCGCTGCGAAGCCCCGTAAGCTGATTGTTCCCCCGAGCCTGATGTTCGTTGCTACGCGTCTTCTGGAAACGGAACTGCGTACTAGCACCAACAACAACGATATCAACGCTCTGAAGAACAATGGTTCGATTCCTGAAGGGTACCGTGTTAACCACTTCCTGACGGATACGAATGCTTGGTTCTTGATGACTGACGTACCTAACGGTCTGAAACACTTTGTCCGTACGCCTCTGGCGAACTCAATGGATGGTGACTTCGATACGGGGAATGTGCGTTATAAGAGCCGTGAGCGTTACAGCTTCGGAGCGTCTGATCCGCTGGGCATCTTCGGCGCGTCTGGTTCTAGCTAATAGAATCAAGCACTTAGCAGCAAAGAAGGGCCACTTCGGTGGCCCTTTTCTATTGTAGTTGCCAAAACCACATACGGCGCGTACCGAAATCAAATTCGTAAACCTGCGAATTGTTTGTATGTCTCGGTTCATTAGGGTACTATGGCTTCACTTTCAAAGGAGCCAACCATGCAATTCTACGTGTACGTTTATCGTGACCCACGCCCTTCAAAAAACAAGCAGCCGGTGTACGTAGGTAAGGGTACGGGGGATCGTGATCTATCTCATTGGTCTAGGGGTTCCCACAACAAACCTCTGCAAGACTTCCTATCCCACTTGCGGGGCCGCAATATGACTGCGCTGGTAGAGCGGGTGTTTGAGACTGACGATGAGCAAGAAGCTTTCGCTAAGGAGATGCAGCTAATTGAACTGTATGGGCGGCGGGACTTAAAGACGGGGACGCTGTTTAATCGCACCGATGGCGGCGAAGGCCCGTCTGGGATGATAAGGACTCCTGAGCAGAAAGCAGTAGATAGTAAGTTCTCTCGTGAACATTGGGCAGACCCATTGTACAGGGGCAAAATTGTCGCCTCCCAAGAAGCCGTACAGGGCACCCCCGAAGCTCGTGCCAACAAGTCTCTCGCTAGTCTCAAAACGTGGCAGGACACAGAAGTGCGTTCCAAACGGCAACGCGGGATCAAGGCTGGGCGTAGCACAGAAGCCTCCAAAGCCAAGACAAGCGCCCAAGCAAAGGGGCAATGGGCTGACCCGAACTACGCGGCATCCCAGACAGTCAACAACAAGGAGATAGCCAACCGCCCAGAAGTCAAGGCTGCAAAGGCAGCGGCGCTCAAAGCTAAGTGGGCAGACCCCGAGTTCAAAGCAATGATGCTTGCAGCCCGTAAAAAGCACGTTGACGCCATTTAATCCGTATGGTACAAATCAGATTGATCTGGGAATATTTACGCATAGCGACTGCCCCAGCAGACTTGTTAGAGACTCTATGCGGATGTGCTAACACACTGGAGAATTAAATGGCTATTTCGACATTCGACGGCCCTGTCCGTTCGCTTAATGGTTTCTACTCTCAAGGCCCCGGCAATATCCTTACCCTTGGCGCTACGGTAACCCTTTCTGTAGCTACTCACGCTGGTCACACCCTGCTGGTTCCGGCAACTTGCGCGATTATTCTGCCAACCATTGTTACCACTGCTGATCCGGCTTCTTCTGGCCCCGGTAGCGACCCCAATACCCAGAGCAACCTTGGGGTTTCGTTCAATCTGTTCTTCAACGCTATTGCCACTGACACCACTTCGCAAACCATTACTTGCGGCGGTTCTGACAAGTTTGTTGGTAGTTTGGGCGTTGTGTCTACTGTCTACAACGCTTTTGCGTCTGTTACAGGCACGGTTATCACGCTAAACAAAACCACCAGTGGTGGCGCTGCGCGGGGTAGTCAGATTACGCTGGTAGCGTTGGCAGCTAACCTCTGGTCTGTAAATGGCGTTTTGGTTGGGTCTGGTACTGCTGCGACTCCCTTCTCCTAACCTTCTGGGGGCTTCGGCCCCCGTATTACTTCTAGGAGAAAAGCCATGATGCAAGGCGACAATTTTGCAGTATCCCCAACCACTAATGCGGCGTACTACCGTGTAGCTGCGGCAAGTTCTGGAACGGCGGCTTATACCCTGCTACAAACAATTGCTGGCCCTAACGGGATCGGCTATCTAGTATCGTTTGTCGGAACCGCCAACGATAGTGGAAAAACCCTCACCATTGTTGGTCACAAGATGGGTACCGCTCCCGGTGTTGTAACAACGGAAGTTGTCACTGGCCCCAATACAAACACGGTCTACTCAACTGGGTATTTTGACCGTATTACCAGCATTACGCCTAGCGCAACGATGACTGGAACTATTGGTATTGGTGTTCTTGGGACTAGCGTAGCACTGCCCCGTACCCGTATCAAAGGTGTGTACTACGTTGGCACAGGTAGTGCTGGGTCTGTCAAGGCAAACTTGAATTCTGCTACGGGTACTTTGCTGTTGCAAATTGACAGCCCCGCCTCAGCAACTGCTAGTCAGTATGTTTTCCTAACTGGCGGCATTCTGGTTGGTGGCAGCAACGCTCTAGGGCCGCTGACCATGGATTTTGGCGTTGTTACCCTCACTAATATTACTTTCTCAACCATCATTTGCGGATAACAGGAGAACCCGTGCGCGTCCAAAAAGGTTTCGATCTTGCTGGTAAGAAGTTGATGATTGGTCTTCCCGCCTACGACTATAAAGTAAGTGTGAAGATGGCAGTGTCGTTGATGCAGCTTGGACAGAAGTTGATGCAGCATGGGATAGACGTAGAAGTTAATAGCCTCTGCGGTTGCTCTGTTGTGACTCGCGCACGGAATATTATTGCCCATAAGTTCATGAAGTCGGACTCCGACCACCTCATGTTTATTGATGCCGATATGACATTTGATGCGGATGACGTTATCCGCCTGATGTGCTGGAATCAGGAAAAAGCGATTGTGGCTGGGGCTTATGAAGCCCGTAAAGAAGGCAAGGTCTACATCGTGTCCCTAGATGGTGGGCATGGCATAAACGGGCCGCAAGGCAAGGTTACGATGGACGATGCCGGTCTTGTACGGGCTTACCGCGTAGCCACGGGGTTCATGATGATCCAGCGCCGTGTGTTTGATGTTTTGAAGGCGGCTCACCCTGAGTGGGAGCACAAAGACACGAATACAGAAGAGCGGATGCACGCCTACTTTGACTTCAAATGCACCCCAGAAGGGTACATTGGAGAGGACTTCTTGTTCTGTGATCGTGCGCGGGAGCAGGGCTTGGACATCTGGCTTGACCCTACGATTAAGCTGGGTCATATGGGCATCCATGAGTACAAGAGCGATTTTGGTAACGATGTTCTGTACCCTTCGATGGAAGCGGCACAACAAACGCTTAGTACGGCGGCATGAAATGGCTAAGACTCCGGCATGGACAAGAGCAGAAGGCAAGAACCCAAAGGGTGGGCTGAACGCGAAGGGGAGGGCTTCCTACAACGCAGCAAACCCCGGAAAGCCCGGCTTGAAGCCACCAGCACCCAATCCGAAAAACGAAAAAGACGCTGGCAGGAAGAAGTCTTTTTGCGCGAGAATGACGGGGATGCCGGGGCCAATGAAGAAACCTGATGGAAAACCAACCCGGAAAGCTCTGTCTTTAAGAGCGTGGAAGTGCTAACAAAACCCTGTACCCGTTGCAAAGAAATGAAACCGCTTGATGCGGTGCATTTCCCACTACACAATAAAACTAAGTCTGGGTTTGATAGTTGGTGCCGCGCTTGTAGAAAAGAATACCGTAACGCCAATTGCCGTGGAGCATATCGCAATGCGATTACCGATGAAGCTTTGGCGGATTTAAAAGCTACGGTGACGGAATGTGTTATTTGTGGTGATAGTGGTAAGCTGGTAGTTGACCATGACCATGTAACGGGGGAAGTTCGGGGCATGCTTTGTAACCACTGCAATCGCGGGTTAGGGCATTTTCGTGATGACCCAACCCTTTTGGAGTTTGCCGCGCAATACTTGTATGCATCCTGCGATAGCCCAAAGTGGGAAGAATATGTAAGTGCAGAGCCTTCGGGCTTGGAAATGTTGAGGAGATAGATATGGCTGGAAGAGAAGATAAGTACACAACAAAAGCTTTGATGGGCGAAGGGAAGCTTTCTATGCCGTCACTTCCCTCATTTAAAGACATATCTCCAGCACAAAGAAAAATGGAATCGCGGGAAGCGCAAGATGCTAGGGATTCTGCTTCTGAAAAAACACTTCGTAAATACAATAAAGACTTGCCTGACATGGGGGGAATAAGGCGCACAGGAGAAGATGGCATTACTAGAGCTTCCCCAAGAAGGTTAGGTACTCTTGATGAATATGTTGGGGATAAAGAGCTAGAAGGTAAAAAACGGGGCGGCTCTATCAAAAAGTACGCTTCTGGTGGTTCCATTCGTGGCGGTGGCTGTGAGCAGCGTGGCAAGACAAAAGGTAGGATGGTCTAAGTGCCTTCTGCCTCAAAGAAGCAGCACAACTTCATGGCGGCTATTGCCAACAACCCTTCATTTGCGAAGAAAGTTGGCGTCCCTCAGTCTGTGGGCAAAGATTTCACGGCAGCAGACAAGGGCAAAACTTTTAAAAGAGGTGGTGATATGAAAGAACCTAAAGCAATGGTTAAAAAAGAAGTAGCGTTCATGAAGAAGAAGGGCGCTCCCGCTTCAATGATTAAGCATGAAAAAGCGGAAATGGGCATGAAAAAGGGCATGAAAAAGGGCGGTATGCCCATGAAAGACGGCAAACCTGCGTTCATGATGGGTAAGAAAAAAATGATGGGTGGTGGCATGGCTGGGTACGCTAAGGGTGGTGGCATTGAGTCCCGTGGCAAGACCAAGGGTACCGTTATCCGTATGGCTTCTGGTGGCTCAGTATCTGCCCGTGCGGATGGCATTGCACAGCGTGGCAAGACCAAGTTTAAGATGTGCTAGATGCGCCCCTCCCGTGGAATGGGGGCTATTGCCCCCTCTAAGATGCCCAAGGCTAGAACCATCAAGAAGAAGGATGGCAACGAGCCGGTTGAGGTATTTAAGGAGGGTGGCAAGGTCAACGAAGCGGGTAACTACACCAAGCCGGGACTGCGTAAACGCATCTTCAACAGCATTAAGGCGGCTGCGGTTCAAGGCACTGGCGCAGGTCAATGGAGCGCGAGAAAAGCACAGCTAATGGCTAAACGCTACAAAGCCGCAGGTGGGGGGTACAAAGATTGAAAGCTCCCCAGCAATCGCTTAAAAATTGGGGCGACCAGAAATGGCGCACAAAGTCTGGGAAGCCTTCGTCAAAAACAGGGGAAAGGTACCTCCCCGAAGCCGCTATTAAAGCCCTTAGCCCACAAGAGTACGCAGCGACTACAAGGGCAAAGCGTCAGGGTAAAGCTGCGGGGAAGCAGTTTGTGGCCCAACCTAAGAATGTGGCTAAGAAAACAGCAGGATATAGATAATGGCGCTTAAAACCACAGACTTAACAGACTTCAACCTAGACCTAAACAATCTGGTAGAGGAGGCGTTTGAGCGTTGTGGTCAGGAACTGCGCTCTGGGTACGACATGCGTACTGCCCGTAGAAGCCTAAACCTGCTGACTATTGAGTGGGCAAACCGTGGTTTAAACCTATTTACCATCGAAAAGGTGGAGCAGGTTCTGTCCTATAACGTAGGTGACTATGACATTCCGGTGGATACTATTGACCTTCTGGATCACGTTATCCGTACCGGAACGGGGCAGAATCAGACCGATATCAACATTAGCCGTATTTCGGTCAGCACTTATGCCATGATTCCCAATAAAAACGCTACGGGACGCCCCATTCAGGTGTGGTTCCAGCGTAAAACGGGGGCTACAAGCGCCACAAACGTCATCCAGTACCCGCAAATCCATGTCTGGCCCGTGCCAGATAACAGCCAAACATACACATTTGTGTACTGGAGGTTGCGCAGAATTCAAGATGCGGGAAATGGCATTAACGGGCAGGATATCCCCTTCAGGTTCCTCCCCTGTTTGGTGGCTGGGTTAGCCTCATATTTGTCCATGAAGCTCCCAAACGTCGATCCCGGACGGATTCAGATGCTCAAAGCCGACTATGAACAACAGTACCAGTTGGCTGCTGACGAAGACCGGGAAAAAGCTGCTATTCGGTTCGTGCCGCGTCAGCAGTTTATAGGCTAAGAAATGCCCAATAACTTCGCATCAGGCAAATATGCGATAGCCGAGTGTGATCGTTGTGGCTTTCGGTACAAGCTGACAGAACTGAAGAACTTGGTCATTAAGACCAAGAACGTGTCTATCAAGGTTTGCCCTACCTGCTGGGAGCCTGATCAGCCACAGCTTTCCCTTGGTCTGTACCCAGTAAACGATCCACAGGCTGTACGGGAACCGCGCCCAGATACCAGCTATAATTCTTCTGGAACCAGTGGGTTGCAGCTTACGCCCGGGGCTGTGGGATACCCATCGGAAGGTAGTCGTACATTTCAGTGGGGCTGGTACCCAGTTGGAGGTGCTGCGGCAAACGATGCGGGTCTTACTCCTAACTATCTCATCTCAGTGGGGGAAGTTGGAACAGTGATGCTTAACGTAGCGGCATGGAGTGCAACAACCAGCTATGCCCAGAACGACCCTGTTTCATACAGCGGGGGGTATTATCTGGCAGTTAAGGCGAACATAAACCATGTCCCCACGGACATAACCTACTGGGTAGTTAACTAGGAGCTTTACATGGATAAGAAACAAGTAAAACGCATTGCCGATACGGAAGTGAAAAAGGGCGTTAAAGGACACGAAAAGGCGATGCACGGCATGAAAAAAGGTGGCCCTACCTCTGCTAGTATGAAGGCAGTTGGGCGTAACGTGGCCCGTGCAAACAACCAGCGGGGGCGGTAATGAAAAAGAACGTCACTTACAAGCAGCCGCAGCCCAATACGAACCCGATGCCCCAAGGTGCGGGGTATCCGCAGACCGGCGTTAAGACTTCAGGAATCAAGGTTCGCGGTACAGGTGCTGCCACTAAAGGCACTATGGCTAGAGGGCCGATGGCGTAACCCATGAACTACTCTGAGCTATTCATAGCCATAAAAGGCTACCTAGAAAACGATTTTCCAAGCACTGTCTTTACCGATAGTGCGGGGTCGTCTTCGTCTGGTGCGGCTACCCTGACTAGCACAGAGCAGATCAACACGTTCATCACTCAGGCAGAGCAGCGGATTTTCAACACCGTCCAGTTTCCCTCGCTGCGTAAGAATGTTACCGGGACTACTTCGGCAAACAATAAGTACCTGTCCTGCCCCGGTGACTTTCTAGCCTCCTACTCAATGGCGGTTATTCGGGCGAGCGGTGCTTATGAGTACCTGTTGAACAAGGATGTGAACTTCATTCGTGAGTCATATCCAACCCCTACGGACACGGGAGTTCCAGCGTACTACGCCTTGTTTGGCCCGTTATCTACCAATGAGGCTGAATTGTCATTCCTTCTTGGGCCGACACCCGATGCCGCCTATTCGGTGGAGTTGCACTACTTCTACTATCCAGAGAGCATTACGACTACAGCCTCCGGGACAACGTGGCTTGGGGACAATCTGGACTCAGTGCTGCTGTACGGCTCCTTGGTAGAGGGCTACACCTTTATGAAGGGTGAGGCTGACCTGATGGCCGGTATTAACACTAAGTACCAAGACGCTCTAATGTTGGCTAAACGGCTTGGTGATGGCTTGGAGCGGCGCGATGCTTACCGCTCTGGTCAGGCTAGGGTGCCGGTTCAATGATCGCCCAAACCCTAACAACTTCGTTTAAAACGCAGCTTCTGACGGCTACCCACAACTTTACGCCGTCAACTGGGGACTCGTTCAAGATTGCGTTGTATCTTCCTACCGCAGATATTGGGGCGGATACGACCATTTACATAGCGACTGGTGAGATAACGGGAACAGGTTACGTTGCGGGTGGGATAGCACTCACGACGATTGCGCCCACATCTACCGGGACGACAGCTTTTGTATCGTTCAACACCGCCACTTTCACTGGGCTGGTTAATTCCTCTATTGCAGGGGCTTTGATCTACAACAGTAGCAAGTCCAACAAAACTGTAGCTGTGCTTGATTTTGGCGGTACGAAGATTTCAACGGCGGCGGTTCCACTGGTTATTACGTTCCCAACGGCATCATCTACAACTGCCATTATTCGGTTTCCTTGAGAGGTTTATATGTCTACTGTGGATAAAGCAAAATCAACTGACAACGTGTCTGCCGGTCTTGTAGCGGGTACCCGCTCGACTGAGAATGCAGTAGCTATTGGGCAGTTTAACTTTGAGTGTATTGGTGCAGACGGCAAGGTTAAGTGGACTGGCTCCGTACCTAATCTGGTTGTGAATGCAGGTTTGGCTTACATGGCTGGAACCTCCTTGACCAGCGTGGCTCAGATCACGGCTTGGTATATTGGTCTGTACGGCTCTGGGGCGACTAATGCTCCCGCTGCTGGGGATACGATGACCTCCCACATTGGCTGGACTGAAGTAGTTCCTTACAGCAACGCTACGCGAGTAGCTGTCACCTTTGCCACGGCTACGACTGCAAACCCTTCTGTTGCCACTAACTCTGCATCTCCCGCCTCGTTCACAATCAACGCTACTTCCACGGTTGGCGGGGCTTTCCTGACAAGTGGCAGTGCAAAAAACGGTACAGCGGGGACTCTGTTTTCTGCTGCCGACTTCTCCGCTCCGGGGGACAGGGCTGTAACTTCTGGTGATACGCTGAACGTAACGTACACGATGAGCTTGGCGGGGTAATGGCCGGATGGAGTTCAGGCACATGGGGGGAATCTGGCTGGGGCATGTCTGTCTATGCCAGCGATTTAGCTGAAACTGGAACGAGTACAGATGCGGTAAGTAGCGTACAGACGTTTATAAGTGCAGTTTCTGAAACAGGAACGGCAACAGATGCGATAAGCAGCAGCCAGACATTTATAAGTGCAGTAGCGGAAACTGGAACGGCAACAGATTCAGACGTAGGGTTTATAAGTTTTCCAGCGAGTATTGCGGAAACCGCAACAGCAACAGATGAGGATGTTGGGTACGTAACCTTCCCAGCCAGTATTGCGGAAACGGCAACTACTACAGATGTTGTAAGCAGCGTACAGGATTTTGTTAGTTCCATAAGTGAAGCCGCTACAGCAACAGATGAAGTAAGTAGTAGTTTTGTATTATTTGGTAGCGTTTCTGAAAGCGCAACAGCCACGGATGCGGTAAGTAGCAGTCAAACATTTATAAGCGCAGTAGCGGAAACTGGAACAAGCACTGACTCGGTAAGTAGCACGCAGGTATTTGTTAGTACGGTGGCAGAGGCTGGAACGGCGACAGACGCGGTAAGTAGTAATCAGGGGTTTGTAGCGGCGGTAACAGAAACGGCAACGGCAACTGATGTATTTATAGGTGGGTTTCTCTGGAATTTGATTGATGATACACAGACACCAATCTGGACAAGCATCAGTACCACGCAGACCCCGAGCTGGGGTGCAGTAAGTAACCCGCAGACCCCGAACTGGACAGGCATTAGTACCACGCAGACACCAAGCTGGGGTACAGTAAGTAACCCGCAGACCCCAAACTGGACTGATGTAACAACGGTTAATTAGGAAAACAATATGGCCTCTACTTATAGTACGAATCTTGCCCTTGAACTTATCGGCACAGGCGAACAGTCCGGTACTTGGGGTACTACTACCAATACCAACCTTGGTACGTTGCTTGAACAAGCAATAAGTGGCTATGTGACCCAAGCAATCACTGACGGCTCTGGTGCGAATACCACGATAACGATTCCGAACGGTACTACTGGTGTAGCGCGGAACATGTTCATCGAGATGACGGGGGCTTTGTCATTTGCAACGACCAGCCTGATTGTCCCTGCCAACAAGAAGCTCTACTTCGTCTTCAACAATACTTCAGGTGGGTTTGCGGTAACCGTAAAGGTGTCCGGTCAAACGGGCATCCTCGTCCCCAACGGTAAAAAAGTAGTGCTGGTAAGCAACGGCACAGACATTGTAGAGGCGGTTACCGCTATTGTTGGAAACGCCACTGTAGGGGGCACCCTTGGAGTGGGTGGGGCTTTATCTGTCACTGCCTCCGCTGCATCGCAATTCCGTAACGACCAAAACACCGAAACCTACATTTTTATCCGTAATGACAGTGCTGGAACTGCTGCCGCAGCGAGGCTTGACCTTACTACGGGTACGGGGGCTGACCGTGCTTTAACCCTAGTAAGTTACGGTTCCGGCTATACGGGTACGTTTGCTGGGGTGGCGCTTGCAAATTTAAGAGTTATTTTTGATAACGCCGCTGGTGCAGCTTCAAACGGTTTGATGCTTGCCTCCCCAAAAACAATATATATAGCGCCAAACAATTCAGTAGTAGGCACGTTTGCCGCCGCTGGGCTGACTGTTACGGGAACGCTTGGGGTTACTGGCGCAACAAGCGTAACGACGCTGACGGCGAGTGGGAATATAACTGTCACCGGGCAATACGGCGGGATGATATTCAACCCCACAACCGCCGGTTGGACTGCTGGGCTAAACACAATACAGAGTGGTCTAAATAGTACGGCATCTGGTGATGGAAACTTTCTGTTGACTGTATTGCAATCTGGGAAGTCTGCTGGGTGGACGGTCAACGGCGTTAACGTAGCAACGATAAGCGGAACAGGCACCACAATCACCGGCACGCTTGGGGTGACGGGCGCAACAAGCGTAACGACGCTGGCGGCGAGTGGGGCTATATCGGTTAGTGGGGCAACCGGAGCGGCAAGCAGCAGCATATACAACAGTGGAAATGAGTTTGTAATTCGCGCTGGTACGGCTAATAAAATTAGGTTTGCAAAGACTGATAACTCAGGCGACATGGCTGAAATAAACGCCACAGGAACCTCAATCACCGGCACGCTTACAACAACGGGAAACTTCCTCCCCCCTAAAATGTTGTCTAGTTTTACCGTAACGGCGTGGAACCCAAGCGATGTAATAGGCACCGCAACCGCACCTTCTACTTTGGCAACAAATGACGATTCGGCGTACACCACTGTTGCTATATCTGCGGGTGTAATTACGATGACTTTTGATGTGGCAGGGACTTATTTAGTAACCATTAACGGTGCGTCAACAAACGCAATAGGCTACACCTACGCACGAGAAACTATTGTACTTAGTGGCACCGCAACGCGTAGGCAAGCTGGCACAGCCATTCAATTTGCATCAGAGGGCGGCGTGTATTCGTTTGACCAGACATACGGAACTTCTTTCCTTGTATCCGCAACTGCGGCGCAAACGCTTATTTTGACTACTACTTTTGAGCTAAGTGGGGCTGGAACCACAGCGCAACATACTTGCTATTTGACTGGTACGGCGCTCTTTACCGGAACGTAAAATTTTAACTGGAGACAAAATGATTACTTGGTCTATTTCTGAAATGCAGCGCAAAGAGGATGACGGGTTTGTTATCCATGTCTGGTATCGCGTTGACGACGTTGACGGTGACTATTCATCGGTCGCCACTGGTGAATGTGATTACACCCAGTCAGGCGATACCTTCATTCCTTACGATGACCTGACGCAAGATATGGTGGTGGGTTGGGTAAAAGAATCTTTGGGTGCGGAGAATGTCACTGCACTGGAGGATAATCTGGATGCTCAGATTGCAGCAAAGAAGGCAGTAGCACACGGTGTTCCTTGGACGAACCAACAGGAAGAAATATGAAAAACATAAATCTTAGCTCATCAGTAATAAATGAAGTGTTCTATGTGTACGAACACATTCGTTTAGATACTGGGGCTATTTTTTATGTTGGCAAAGGAAAGGGAGCAAGAGCTTACGCAAAGGCAAGGAAAAACGCTTATTGGACTAGAGTTGTTAATAAATGTGGGTACAAGGTCAATTTTGTAGTAAAAAATATAGCGGAGGAGTTTTCTTTCCTTGTAGAAAAAGAAAAGATAAGCCAGTTAAAATCTACAGGAGTGCCGTTAGCAAACGCAACTGACGGCGGAGAAGGCATGTCAGGACTAAGGCATTCAGAAGAATCCAAAGAAAAGATTCGGGTAAAAGCAACTGGAAGAGTTGGGCCGATGTTAGGAAAAACTCATTCTGATGAAACTAAAGAAAAGATACGGGTGAAAGCAGTTGGAAGAATTAACCCAATGCTAGGGAAAACTCATTCTTTATCAACAAGATTAAAACAATCAATAGCAAAAATTGGAAAGAAGTGTCGCAAAAGAACGGAGGCAGAGAAAAAAAGACTTATTGCAATACATTTGGGTTCAAAAAGAAGTAAGCAAACGTGTAAAAATATAAGCAACGCGCTTAAAGGTAGCAAACAAAAGTACATGTGGATTACTACTGGACTGCACAATCTTAAAATTTTAAAGACTGAAAGCATTCCTACCGGGTGGAAAATTGGGCGATTTGCCCCGCAATTAAACAAAGGTGGACAATGGAAAATAACACAAGCATCTCCCTAGTTTTAACCATTGCCGAAGTAAATGGGGTATTGAACGCGCTTGGGCAGATGCCTTTTGTGCAGGTGCAAGCATTGATTATGAAAATTCAAGGTCAAGCGGCTCCGCAGGTAGAACAAAAAACAGAAAAAGCGGAGTAAGTGATGGCAGACCTAACAGAACTGGACAAGACCTTTTCCATCCACGAAAAAGTTTGTGCTGAAAGGTGGACTGAAACTATCAATAGAATAAAAAGGCTTGAGTCAGTTCTTTTAGCTTCTGCTGGGGCCATCATTTTGTTGCTGCTTGGAATTGCTTTAAAGGTGCATTGATGGCAATTGCTAAAAAGACTACGCCTAGAAAACGGGTGGTAAGAGCGCCCGTAAAAGACAACACGCGTACTTACATCGACAAAGCTATTGAGTTGGTTAAGTGGATTGATACGCCTTGGAAGTTGTTTGAGGTTGTCATTCTTGGCGTATTACTTTTCGGCGGGTACTTTGCATGGGACTCCCGGCAGGTAATTCTTAATGCCATTACGCAAAGCAGTCATGTAGCCAAACTTAAAGAGATAGACGCGCTACAACCTATTGCAGAACGGTTACAGAAAGACTTGGAAGCCGCCACGGTAATGGTGTATCGCGCTGCTCTGACAGTAAACAGCCGCACCACAATGGTGGTGCTAGGCTCAAGTGGGCGGGACAAGTCAATGGACGGTATGAATGCTAGTCTTTTTGGCAATGACTTGGACAGCAACGCCGCTTTGATTGCTATGCTGAACGGCGAGGTGCAATGTGGCAAACACCGGGTTACTGGCAAAGGTACGGAGTGGGAAGCAAAGCAGGGTGTGACATTTATCTGCCGTGGGTCTATCCCCCCAGAAATGGGGGCGTTTGAAGGATATACGTCAGTAGGATTTAAGGTTGAGCCACAAGACTTGACTGCGGTTAAGACCCGGTTAAACCTTGCCAATACCGATATGGCGAAGTGAGTAAAAAATGGCTTGCAATCATACTTCCGACTTTAGTGGCATTTGTTGCCGATGCGGAGCAGCGTTGCTTGGTTTCCGAGTTGCAGGGCATTGTACTTTCTACGCACAACCCGACAAATCGCAGGGCCGCATTTTTGAAATGGATACAGTCAAACGGAAGGTTTTGCTCGGAAGAAAAGCTGTTGTATATACAAAATCGCAGAGCGGAGTGGTTAGGTACCGCTGATTCTTCTGAAATTCAATTGATGATTGGCGAGATAAAGGAGCAAAAATAATGGACTGGCTTAAAGCAATTGCACCGACTATCGCTACGGCAGTAGGTGGGCCATTTGGCACGATGGCTTATGGGATCATTGCAAAAGCAATGGGCATATCTGCTGAAGATGCTCAAAAGACTGTTGAGTCTGGAAAACTGACTGCCGACCAAATTGCCTCTGTTCAGCAAGCCGAGATTGCACTAAAGGCTAAAGCGCAAGAACTGGGTTTGAATTTTGAGCAGCTTGCCGTGGAAGATAAGAAGTCAGCGCGGGAGATGCAGGTAGCCACAAAGTCTCGCATTCCGGCGGCGCTGGCAATAGTAGTCACACTTGGATTCTTTGCTATTTTGGCTGGTTTGATGCTTGGAAAGGTTGAACACAGTGCAGAGATTGACAT